TCCAATCTTTTTTCTAACTGCTCTCGATTCATTCCCTCTAAAGTGTTATGAGTAATTTCTTTTTTATCAACAAACATCCCTGCCATTTGACCAGCTCTATACTCTGCATTAATAGCTCCTGTGTATTGACCTTTTATCTCTGCTCCATTTCTCAGTCTCTCAAAGATCTTAAAACGCCTTAATTTATCTTTATCGTATTTTTCCTGTTCTTTTGACATTCTTTTTTCAAAGTATCTACACACATGGGGATTTAAATCAGGGTTTAACAATCTACTAGCCTGTTCATATGGTTTACCTCTGTCTGATGTATAACCAGCTTTTGCAGCTGCATCGGCTTTTGATATGTTTCCCCAATTGTCTACTAAAATATCTACAAATTGTCTTTGTTGAACTGTTAATTCAGTTGTAGATTTTAACTGATTTGGTTTTCTTGGCATTCCTAATTTTACCATAATATATTTACTTACAAATAAAAAAAAATAAAAAAAAATGCATATTTCACCTCAAAAATTCTTATTTTTCCTATTTTTTAGGAATTTTTCCTAAAATTTTCCTAAAACTTTTTGTCTTTTTTCCCTGTTTTCTGGTATTTTTCCTAGTTTTCCCAAAATATAGTGCTATTTTACCTTTTTACTTTTTTATTTTTTTTTGTAAGGAAGCGTATTATAGAAAACTGTCAAAAATCATGTATTATTAATTTATGGATTTATATTGGCTCGAGTTCCTTGCAGCGTGTACCGCTATCATTAGTATCTATGTCTATGGTAATGGATCACATTATGCACCAATCGTGGGTCTTGGCTCTCAGGTTATTTGGATATGGTGGTGTATTGAGATGGAATTGACTACGATGTTTTTACTCTGCCTGGCAATGGTATTGACACATCTAAGAAATTTAAAGGTCATGGGGACATCTACAAAACTCCAAGAATTATGGAATCGGTATAGAAAGTAGGAGTAGCATGAATTTCTCTTCTGAGCTCGTCTAATCGTTTTCTAATCAATTTTTTTTGATCCTTACTGATGTCATAGAATAGAGCTTTATAGATTTTGTTGTATTCTGCCCAACGCACTTGTTTTTTAGTAAAGGCTATAACTTTTTGTTTTAAGGCACTAATGTAGTGTTGTTTCATTTCTTCAGGATCGAGTAATGCCCATTCACAAACTTCTCTAAAGTCTCGTGATTCTTGGAGAATCCAATTATGAGCTTCTATTTTTTGCACTGCTGATTTTCTATCAGAGAGCGTGATCATTGTATCATCGAAGGCGTTTATAACGACAGCACGCCATAATTTATGTTCAGGGTTTAGTTTTTTATCAATCACGGATCGAGTGAAACTAAGTCCCATTAGTTTATATAGATAAGGGGATGAGCTCATTAGTGAGCAAAATTTTTAACTAACTCCCTCAATATCCTTTTATAATTAGCAAGAATGTTTTTATCAGTTTTTTTTGTAGCTCGTAGTTTAATATAATCGACATACAACCTTTCGATTAATTCGTGTCTTTCATCAGGAGACATACTATTAGGGTCAACCAAAAAGGCTACATCCTCATGTTCAAGTAGGTTATCCCATTCAAATTTATCTCTAGACATAATCATAGTATACCTCAGTCAAAAACTACTTACTATTCACACTCTTTACTTTTTTTTATAGATAGTGGAATCGTAGCCGTTAAAATTGTAGTTAAAATTTTCGTTGTCTCTTTGATATTTGATGTTCTTTGATTTAAATGTGGGTAATTGACTATCGCAATTAGGACAAACAAACCGAAGATTTTCAAGCCTATTATCTTTTTTTACCCCATTTATATGGTCAAGTACAAGCGATAAATTTTTTTTCTTCCATTCACCTTCGTTACCACAGAAGGCACATTCATAAGGAATGAGCTTTTCTTTGATAATTCTATTTTTTAGATGTGTATAATTTTTGTAGTTTGAGTTTTTGACAAACAACTTTTCATTAGGTATTCGTGTGTATTTATTAGCCAAACCAATTCTCCCCTAATTATAGAGTAAAGGTTCGTGGTGCGTGTGTCTAGGTCAGTGTCTTTTGATTTTTTTAAATACAATACTGCAATAAGGGCATCTAACCTCATCAACTCCTTCAAGTGATAAGTAAATTAGAGGATGACCGCCTGAGTCTTCACCCTTGCAACACACTGTTTTTTCATTAAAGACTTGAATAGTTTTCATAATTTAGTTCGAGCTCCTGAGTGACCTGAGCCACCACAGGCATTACAAACATAAGTAGTATTTATTTCTTTATCGGCAAGCCTGTGACACTTTATAAAACCATTACCATAACATTCTTCACAAACTTCATAAATTAAAACTCTTTTTTTAATCATTCTTTCTCCTTAATTTTCTTTCTCCCATATTCTTTTTCTTTTTTTGTTTTCGTAGTTTATCTCTACATCCAAAGTTGCAAACAATTCCGTCTCTTGTTGTATAAGTGCTGTCAATATACTGTATGTTACAAACCTTACATGTAAACATTCCTGTCCATACATCTTCTTTATCCTCCATTTATTCTTCGCACAGGTCTTTCTTATACTCTTTTTTTAATCATTCTTTCTCTTTCCTTACACATTCCTGTTTATATTTTGTGTATCCACCAGGTAAAGTTAATGCAGGATTTTTTGGATCTGCTTTCGACCATCCTTTGTCAACCCAAACACAAGTATATTGACGCTCATTATTTTTTTTCTGTACAAAAAAATCAGCATTGCTCCATGTGTATAAATTAATTATTAGTCCTACAATTAATGTTTCCATTGTTACTCCTTATCTTTTACTCGATCCCATTGATTAAGTTTATATTTTTTAAACCAAGTGATAGGATCATTACATTTGGCTGCTTTAAATATTTTGTCTTGATGATTTTTCTCAAAATCAATAATTATTTTAGACACAACTGATTCACAATTTTCTCCTGCAAAACTTGATGCATGGCGTAAATGTAGCTTGTTATTGAATTCAAACCACACAGTTACTATGAACCAACTAAACATCTATGCCTAATTTTTTTCTTGCGTTTTCTCTTATTCTGAAAGTTTCTTCATCATAACAACCCCAACCTTCAACATCTTTATTAGTCTCGGCTTCGAAAATTTCTACTTGCTCATTTATTTTTGCATAATCACAAATTTCTACTTCACCATATACATGTTCAAGGTCATTCGCTAAAAAAAATATTACAATCCATTTCATTTTATCTCCCTACAAAAAACTCTGAAATGATCATCAAAATTACTGCATTTTGTTACAACTAAAGCTTTCATTTTGTGACCACCATACTCAAAAATAGTATCTGTTCTTACAGGAATTCTCGTTGGTATAGAAACATAAATACCTTTTTCATAGTCTTCATGAGGTTGCTCATCGTCTCTATAACCTGTGGCATAGTTTTTATTATCAATAAAAACTAAAAATTCTGCCCATCTAAGTTTAGTCTCTGGCATTAGATTTTTGTCCTTTTTCTAAAAGATTTTGTGCAAAGGCTTCATAACTTGTGCCTTCTTTTTGAGCCTGATAGCGAATTGTTTCATCAATCATTTTGCTAATCATGTTATTAGGTCTTCTATATTTTACTGAACATAGACCTTTCAATTTGTAGTAACAATCTTTTCTTATAGCAACTGTGTGCCATTTTGTAGTATCCATAATTTTTTCCTTATGTTTGTGGGTGTAAAAATATTAAAATTATTTTCACACCCTATATTAATATTATAAAATTGGTCTGTTGGTATCCAAATGATCAGGTATGGATGCTTGATTAAGATTATTGTAATCTTTAATATCCATGTCTAACCAAGCAACAGAATTTTCACTTGTAGCAATCTGCGTTCTAATTTCAATGTCGTTATGCAACATATGAAACATCACAGGAAGTTTTTTTCCTTCCTCGATTTTTTCATATGCATGTCTTTCGACAGATCGATTTTTTTTAAGCTTGATTGCTTTTTCGTTCAAATCAATGAACTGTTCTTTTGTTAAGTACGATATCATATGTAAGCCTTTCTTCGTAATAATTAATATCAATTCTTAATATATATGTTTAAATGTGATAGTGCAAGCTAATTGACATCTTTTATAATCTTTTTTATACTTTATTATGAAAGGAAGTGAAAATGGCAATAGCTGAATTGTTACATGCTAAAATGTCTTTAGAGTCTAAGTGGAATGCCATGTATAATGAAAGTGGTATTTACTCTATTGAGATGAAAGATATTGAAAAGAAAATTGAAGCTTTAAAGCAAGCTTTGGTATTAGCCGATATAAGAGAAGCAAAAGCGAAATACTAGCTCGCTTCACCAAAGTCTTTGCCTAAGGCAACATCTACCAAACTTGGAACTCTTAGTTTCATGCCACTCTCCATCACTTTCTTTATTTTCTCTGCATGCTCTTTTGAGGAAATATTAAAACATAATTCATCATGTATTTGTAATAAAGCTAAATCTTCATGCTCATAACAATCAACAATAGCTTTTTTTGTTTGGTCAGCTCCTGATCCTTGAATCAATCGATTTAGAGCTTTGTAAGTAAAAGCTCTTTTTATATTATTAGCTCCATACTTTGCAGAGGCGTTTTCAAACTTCTCAGGAGTATGAATACCAAAATCTTTCGTTTCCCACATATCAAAACGACACTTCCTTCCAAGTTTAGTCCGTATGACTCCTTCACTGTTAGCCTTCTTCATGCATCGATCCGATAGTAATTTTACAAAAGGTGCTTTGCGATTGAACTTAGCAATCAGTGCACTAGCTTCATCAAAACCCAAACCTAACATATTAGCTAATTTGTTTTTACCCATTCCATACATCAAACCCAAACCAATTGTTTTTGCTTGTTTTCTATCTATACCAACTAAGTCAGCTACAGTTTGATGAAAGTCAGCGTCAGCTTTTGTATAAGCTTCCACAAGCTCTTGTGATCCCTCATAGCCTTCACCAATACTTGAAGCATAATGCACCACCAAACGAGGTTCTTGTTGAGAATAATCAAAAGAACCCCATTGGTAGTTCTCTTCAGGAAGGAAAAGTCCTCTAATCATAGGTCCGAATTCTTTGTTGCGTGCAGGTAATTGTTGAAGGTTAGGATTTGACATACTAAGTCTGCCACTAACTGTGCCTCCTGTGTCAGAGCGTAATTGATTTATTTCGGCATGAATTCTACCTTTATGTTCAAACTTCATTATTGAATTTAAAAATGTGTTATGAAATTTATTAATTTCCCTAGCTTGCACAATCAATTTAGAAATATCATGATCAGAATTTATTAACCAATTTTGTGTAAAGCTTGGCTCACCACTTTTTGGAGTTTTAGGATATGTAATACCTAACTTATCAAAACCAAAAGCAATTTGTCTTGCTGCCCAAATATCTATGTCTTTTCCAATGAGCTTTTTTATTTTTAGTAAAATATCTTTTTCTTTTTCAATAAACTTTTTTTGTAAAGAGGATGCTTTTTCAACATCAACTCGAATACCTTTTCTTCTCATCTTAATTAATATTGGCAACAAGCGTCTTTCAAGATCCCATACAGTTTCTAAACTTTGTAAATGTATTTCATGTTTAAATCTTTGCCATAAGAGGTAAGTGAGCCGTGCATCTTGTTCAGCGTAGTATCCAACATGTTCTGCTGGCAACATCCACATTTCGGCTTTTGGATCAACGCCATGAGCCTGAGCTGCTTCATTCAAATCTGTCTCTGCTTTTAACTCTCCTAAATAATCTTTAGCCAAAGCGTTTAATTTATAAGTGTATCTATTCTCATCAATTAAAGCTCCTGCAATCATGGTATCAACAATCTCTCCCTTGACCTCGATACCATAAGCATTGAGCCATCCAACATCGTACTGAGCATTATGAAAAATTTTTCGACAAGGCAATGAACAAATGTCATTCATATATTTCAACACTTGTTCTTTAATTAAATTACCACCACCAAAGTGACCAAATGGATAATAGCCTTGCCATCCCTCAGTAGCAACTGCAAAGCCAATTATCTCTCCTTTATTTGTTGCCCAACCAGCTCCAAGTCCATTGTTTATTCCCTCATCTCTAGTCTCCAAGTCTATTGCAATTTCCTGTGCATCAGATAGATCCTTATACTCAATTGGAGCTGACCAAATATGTTTTTTAAAATTAAATGTAAGTTGCAAGCTAGTCATTTGCAGCCATTAGTTTTTTTTGCCAAGTTGGTTCAGCATCATCTTTAGGTAAATATACTTCAACATAAGAGCCACACTTAGGACAGGATAAATTTGTAACCATACAAAATTCATCACTCTCTTCTTCAATATCATGATCACCACCCCAAATTAGTTCTGTATTACAATGCCAACATTTCATTTGTAATCTCTTTCAATGATCATATCAATGTAATGTTTTGCTTTTAACAAATCTTCTTTACCACCTTTACCTTTATGTCTACATATATATTTTATAACATTACCCTCAGCAAAAAGTATTTTATTTTCATTAATAAATTGTGATGGTTGTATTTTAAATACTGTGTAATATTGACCACCTCTATCCCAAACATCATTTTTCATAAAAGTCCCTCTCAATTTCTTCTAATAAATGTTCATAGCGTAACTCATTTTTATCTTCTAAAAACTCTATAGTTAGAACCATTCTAATTCCGTTATAATTTAAAACCATATGGTCTTGTTGATTGTTAAATAAAAATCTACTGCCAGGAAAATATTGAAGTTCAATGACAGGATGATTTACATCAAACTCTTTTCTAAAAAATGTGTACGAAGTGTTAGGTGTATTAATTAAACAATTTACTGTAACACCTCTATTCGAGTCTTTGTGCCAATTGTACATAGTTTGATGTTCCATTTTTAATACACCAGCTTTATAAGGATGCCTGTCATAAAGCCATTTATAAAAACGATCTCGAAATAAAATTTCTGTATTAATAGGACAAGCAGTAAAATTAAAGTATTTAACCCACTCAGTTTCAGGATTAAAAATTACATCATGTAATTCAGGACTGTAAAACTGACCTACTCGAAGTTCTTGAAAAAAAGGTTTCATTATTGCTCCTGTAAATAAATTAAATAGTCTTTTCCGATGGGATAATTAAATCGAAAATCAGTTGATAAAATATGTAAAGTATCTTTGGCTCTTGTAACGGCTGTATAATAAACTCTTTTCTCATCTGACTTTTCTTCTTTACTTTTCTTGTCATAAGTTGATGCATAATTAGTCTTAGAATAAATCAAAACATTATTAGCCTCACCACCTTTAACTGAATGTATTGTATCAATAATTATATTGGGAGCATTTGATAATATTTTTTGACCATAATTTTTTAACAATTGAACAAAATAAGTTACCTGAGTATCTTTAAAATTTCTTTTTAAAACTTCCCACCATTTTTTTTTTTTGAAAGAATCATCCATATCTAAACCACACCATTCTCTTAAATCCTTTAGATCAAACATCTGAGTTTCAGGTATATTTTGCCAAAACTTTTGTGTTCTAAAATTAAAATCTTCTAGCTCCCTTAGATATTTATACATGTTTTCTGCACTATTCCTACTAATTTTTTTATTATTGCTTATCTTTGTCCAAGCTTTAATAGCCTCCCATTGTTTCACATCAAAACTTTTATTACCCTTATTATCAGAGAAATATAAACCAACATCTTTTGCACACATTCTTAATTCGTTAACAGTTGAATGAATCCTACCCAGAATATACCAAGTGCCTTCTAATCTATGAAAAGGTATTTCATTAAAATTAAGATATCTTTTTACGCTACCTTTTTTAGGTAAACAATCGTAATCTTTTTCAACACTATCAAAAATCCCTCGTCTGATAATTTGAGAGAAACGATAAATTTCTTCACCAAACCTTCTTGTTTGTCTCAGAATAACTTTGCGACCAGGAAAATAAGTAGTAAAATATTTTGGATCTGCTCCATTCCATTTATAAATACCTTGATCATCATCACCTGCTAAATAAATTTTTTTTACATTGTCTGCCATTTTATAAATGACTGACCATTGCAAAGGTGTAAAGTCCTGAGCTTCATCTAAAATTAAAATTTCAAGTGGAGGGAAGTCAACTTCATTAATTGATCTTTCAATCATATCTGTAAAATCAATAAACGAATCTTTTTTATAATGTTCGTATGTGTCAATCTTTCTAAGAAAAATTTCAAGGCTATCTCTTCTATAACTTTCTTTTTTATAGACTAGCTGAGGTTCTTGGAGCGTGTTCCGTGCTTTATCATACACGCCTAATGACCAATCTTTGTAATGAAAATTATCATCTGACAAACGATTATCGGATGTTTTAATTATCTTAGCTTGTAAAGCATAATCAAGCATACAGTTTTTTGGGTCAAAAACCTCTTCTTCAAAATAACGCCTGCAATATTTATGAAGCGTTTTAAATCGCTCAAAGTCATCTGTTGTGTATTGTGTAAAAGTTGCCAAGGCTCTATCTCTTGCTGTATCGACAGCCTTGTTTGTAAATGATATAAAGGCAATGTCTTTTGGATGTATACCTCTAGTTAAATGTTTCTTTAAAATTCTCTCGATTAAAGTGTGTGTTTTTCCAGTGCCAGGAGGACCGAAAATCTTTACTGTTTTTCTATATAGATTCTTATGCTTTTGTATTCCTGAACTTGTCATGATGTTCTTCGTCCATTTCTGTAGAATTTTTATCTTTTGGCTTTATGCTTTGATGGCTTACAAAGTCAGGCATATCAACAAACCATACATTTTTTTCACCTTCTTTATAATCGGCTCTTTTGCATCCTAACATTCGTAAAGCGTCAGCCGTAGTGTTAAATGTTCGAGCTGCATTCTTTTTCAGAAATCTATCAAGAGTCAGTTTTTTAAAGTAACATGTATTTGTTTTTGAGTCTAAGACCACATAGCCATCTTTTAATTTTTCAAACTTATCCTGTTCAATATGTGACTCGAAAAAATCTTTCAGGACGGAATAGCGTTCCTCTTCTACAGTGTCGGTATATTGATGGTCTGTAGATTCTTCTGATTTATCGACAATAGTTTTCATAAGTAATTCAAAGGGACTAGGACCTTTTCTTGGTTTTGGTAGAGTCAACCAATATACTCTGTGTCGAAGGAGCTTTACTCTAAATGCTTTTTCATCTTTCATATCCTCAGGAGTAACACTAATTCTTTGACCTCTATAATCAAACTCATACCAAATGTTTTTTGTGTCCTGTATGTAATTAATATTCTCAAAAAATTCTATGATCTCAGGAACAGCTTCACCAATTCCTAAGCGTCTTGTTTTACATAATTCTTTATTACAGATTGGATTATACTCAGGATGTTTTGGAGGGCATTGAAATTCATAACCACCTTTATGCACTGATTTTGTTAATTGAGATACTTCGTTTTTGCTTAAAGGTTTTGTAAAAATATTTGTGTTTCTATGTTGAGCAATTTCTTCAAGTTGTTGTAATGTTAATGTAGAATTTTTTTTCATCTCAAGCACAAGAACATTAAACAAAAAATTGTTTCTGTTATTACCACTCCATCCCTCTTGTATTAATTTTTGTACACAAGGAGGATAGTGTTTCCATTCACTTTCAGCTTCATACTCTTCAACCTTTAATTCAAAAAACTTCTTAGGATCAATCATTTGTTTTTTGGCAAGCTGAATAAATCTACCAACCATTACAGGAGTATTGTTTTCATCGAAAGCAAATTCCATGGAAGCATTCATATTATGATAAGGCATGTTGACTGCTTTATTGCACGGAAAAATTTCTTGAGCTAGAAAATATTGTTCGTTTATTTCAGATAATTTATCAGTGACTTTTTTTACATCAGCCATTTCTGTAAAAAAAATAAAAATGTGCAAGCCTCCTGATTTTGATTTGACTGGCACAAAAGGTAACTTATATTTTTTAATTATTTGTACATACTTTTTTTCTGAATAATCTTTATAATTGTTGGGATCAACATCGATGCAACCCCATTTACATTGGTTATCAATTTCAGGTTTTAAGCCTAACCTTATTTTTCCATCAAGGTGTTGACCCCAAACATCAGCCGTTACTGATTCGTGGATCGTGGAATAGTGAGCTTGCTTCTTACCTCTCTCATCGTCCTCCCCTGTAAGGGAGGACTTGAGGTAGCGAGAATTGTCACTAGTAAACAACTCAAGAATTTGTTCCTTCATTAGAAAGGAACATCTGAATTAGCATCAGCTTGTTGAGCTGGTTGCTGAACAGATTCTGTGCTTGTTTTTTTATTTTCTTCATCGAATGCGACAGTCCCAAAAATATCAGAAGTCTTTGCACTTTTATAAAACGCATTTAACACTTCTAAAGTATTAAGGTTGCTATCAGGACTTAACATTTTATCAAACTCAACAACCCATCCGTACCATGAATTTTGAGAATTTGATTCTTTGGTAGTCGTTAATTTATACACTTGACTCCATGATGGTGGACAGAAAAATCCGTTAGATCCTTTCACTCTCCTTGATTGGAGCATAGAATTCCACAATTTAGATTTCTTTTTTTGTGTCGATTTCATTGTAATTAATGCTGTTTCAACAGGTGCATAATTTTTATCGAGTAAATAAACAAAATGATTGCCTGTATCTTCAATGTAATTACCATTTTCAAGTCTATCTTTTCCATCATCGGATCGAGATGTTGTTCTCATGATTTCGTAATTTCTATGAATAGCAATTGGTCTGCCAGGTGAGTCACCTCTATCTTTCCACTCATTAAAAGTGTTTACATAAAGACAAGGCACAACTAACACACCTTCTTTACCTTTATATAAAGTTCCAGTAATCTCATTATAAATATCACCTTGTCTTGCTTTATCGTTAAACTTACCATCGCTCTCATCAAGGACAGGTGAATTAGAATAAAGTATTTTTAGAATTGGTAATTTAGTGTCACGAGCTGTAACAAATTCATTACCTTGATCGGCATGTTCTTCAAGATTAAATTTTTGAGGAACATTATTTTTTTTTTCTGTAACTTGGTTCATGATTACTCCTTCGTTTTAATTGTTGTTTGGTTAGTTACAAATATTGAAAACAAATCAGTTGGAACATTCTGACCATTTTGTAATTTTTCTCTTACAAAAGCTTTCAATGTGTTCGGTTCAACTTTTTCGTTTTGGCTCACATTGTATCCTTGTTCTTGCAAATTTTCAAAAAGTTTTTTAGCATCGCTATCTTCTTCTCTACCAAAATTCAAAGACACAATATTTTTAATCAGATCACCTGCACCATTTTCACGAAGCCATTCAAACGCTTCTTGCTTTCGAGTATCGCTTGGCATGCGAGCTGAATAAATTGGTTTTACATCAACAGTTGAACCATCAGATAATTTTAACATGGTCACACCTGCCTCTGCCATAGCCTTCGGAATTTCATTTGTTGCTAACATTTTCTCGTCTTTTTTTAAATCGGCAAGATTCGCTTCGCATTTTTCTATTTGTTTCCGAGTGGCTAATAGCTCATTGCACTTATCAGCTATGTCAACTGTAAGGCTTGTATCTACATTTACTGTAGCTTCTTTTTCTAAGTCCATAAGCACTCCTTTTTTTAAAGTTATACTTACACTTACATCAGATAATTATTTCCGTCAAGAAAAAATGTGATAAGCAATTAATTAAAAAAATATTTAAAGAAATAAAACAGTAAAATCAATGACTTAAAAAAAAATAAAAATAATGCTTGTGTCACATTTAACAGGTGATAAGATGTTAATGTGAGATAATGAAATTTTACACAGATACGGAGAAAAAAAAATGAAACTTACTTATACACAAAAAGAACTTAATTCAGTGCTTGATGAAATTCTTAATCTTATGAAAACTGAGGGCACTAATTGGGTTAAAGGTTGGTCATCAAAAATTGCAAGTGGCTTTCCTGTAAATGCAAAAACTAAAAAAACTTATCAAGGTATAAATTTACTTAGTTTGTCTTTGACTGCTTACAAAGAAGGTTATACTTCTAACGAGTGGGCAACATATAATCAATGGAAATCTATCAATGAAGATTTCAAAATTAAAAAAGGTGCTGTCACTATTTTCTTTTGGGGTCAAAAAGATGTTGAGTCAGAAATTCTTGATGACAATGGCAAGCCAAAAAGAAAAACAGTTTGGTTTTTAAAAGCTAGTAAAGTTTTCAATGCCGATTTAGTTGAAGGCTATCAATCAAAAAAAGTTGAGACTGTTAAGAAAACACCTTTACAAATTTCTGAGTCTTTTAACTCTTTTGTCAAAAATACAAATGCCGATATTAGACATCTTGGTGGTCGTGCTTTTTTTCATACAACTAACGACTATATTCAAGTGCCAAATGTAAGTGACTTCAATACAGCCGAAGATTATTATGGAACTGTTCTACATGAATTAGTTCATTGGACAGGACATAAAAATCGTTTAGAAAGAAATTTCAAATCTGACAAAGAGAGTTATGCTTTTGAAGAATTAGTAGCTGAGACAGGTTCTGCATTATTAATGAGTGTTTTAGGTTTATCACCAAGACCAAGAAAAGACCACGCTCAATATCTTAATGGTTGGATGAAAGCAATTAAGAATGAACCTAAAGCAATCTTCAAAGCTTTCTCAAAAGCAACTCAAGCTCTAGACTTTATATTAAACCTACAAGAAAAAAAGGAGGTGGCTTAATGACAAAAATTAGATTAACAGAAACTTTCAAACAAAGACTTTGTTCAGATATCTATATTCACATTAAAAATGGTCATAATACTTTTTACAAATTAAAAAAAGTATTGGCTGAGGAAAACCCAAAATTAGGTGCAAGAGAAATTCGTTCAGCACTTAGGTATGGATGTAGCAGATGGACTCTTTTTAATTTTAAAGGTAATCAGTACAAGTTTTTTCTTGAAGGCAAAACTTATTCATATAAGATTGTGTAGAATGACAAAGTACAAATACAAAACACAACCTTATGAACATCAACGACAAGCTCTCATTCAGGGAGCTTGTCAAAATAACTATGCATACTTTATGGAAATGGGCACAGGTAAAACAAAAGTAAGTATTGATAATGTTGCATACTTACATGAACAAAATAAAATTGATGCTGTTTTAGTTGTCGCACCAAACTCAGTTTATAGAAATTGGATCACAGAAATTGAAACACATTGCCCTGTAAAAACTAACATCGGTGTTCACAAATTAAGTAAAAGTTTTGAAGTAAAAGATAATTGTTTAAATTTCTTTTTAATAAATGTTGAAGCATTTTCGCATGATAGTGGTAGCAAAGCAGTCAAAGATTTTATTGCTTTTAACAAATCGAGAATGTGTGCCATTGTTGATGAGGCAACAACAATCAAGAACCGACAAGCCAAACGCACAAAAAGAATAATAGAGTTATGCCGACCAATAATTTACAAAAGAATTTTAACAGGCTCTCCAATTACCAAATCTCCTTTAGATTTGTTTAGCCAATGTGAATTTTTAAGCTCATCATTATTAGGCTATGATAATTATTATGTCTTTCGTGCTCGGTATTCTGTTATGAAGCAAATACAAACAAACGGCAGACATATTCAAATACCTATATATTACCAAAATTTAGATGAACTTGAAAACAAATTAAAAAAATTTTCATATAGAGTTAGAAAAAAAGATTGTTTAGATTTACCTGATAAGATTTATCAAAAAAGATATGTTGATCTCTCGATAGAACAAAAAAAATTTTACAACGATTTAAAACAATATGCTCGGACAATTATAGAAGATAATAGTGTTAGTTATAACAACAAGCTTACTGAAATTATAAAATTGCAGCAAGTTTGTAATGGTCACATTGTGACAAACTCAGGAGAAAAAAAAATTATTAAGGATTCTAAGTTAGATGAACTTATGAATATTCTTGAAGAGACCGATGGTAAAATAATTATTTGGGCAAGATTTGTTTATAACATTGAAAGTATAATAAAAAAAATAAAAGAGACCTATGGTTCTAATTCTGTTGTAGCTATTTACGGAAGTGTCTCGGTGGATCAAAGAACAGAGAATGTAAAAAAATTTCAAGAGGATGATAAGGTAAGATTTTTTGTAGGTAATCCTGTTACTGGTGGCTATGGTTTAAATTTAACAAAAGCAAATACAGTCATTTATTATAACAATTCTTTTGACTTAGAAGTAAGAGTGCAATCCGAAGATAGAGCTCACCGACTTGGTCAAAAGAAAAGCGTGACCTATATAGATATTATTGCAAGAGGAACAATTGATGAGTTTGTTATCAAAGCTTTAAATAATAAATTAAAAATTAGTGCCGACACTCTAGGTGAAGAGGTCATGGAGTTTCTTTAGTTCTTTCTCCGAGAGATTGTAGAGCATGAAAGTGCTCTACTCTCTCTAACCATTTTTTCTTTAACTCTTCCAAACGATCTCCTGATAAAATAAATTTTTGAAACACTAAATCGACAGTACAAATTAACACAACACCTTGTTCTATTTTTCCGTACATTGATTCGTGAGCCATGATATATGCACAGAGTTGATAAAAATAATCTTCAATCCACTCTTCTCTCTTTGGTCTATTTGATTGTTTAAAATCAAGAATAGATGGTTTACCATTATACACACCAATTAAATCAGCACTACCTGCCCATTTGTCTTTGTAAGATAAAGTGACCTCTGTTCCCCATACCTGACTAAATTGATCAAGATTAGAAACAATTGTATGAGCCATCATTCGTGGTAACGCTCCGTCTTTTGATAAATTTAAATAACCAATACCTTTAAGATATTGCTCAAGAACATGATGCATTTCTGTCCCTCGTGTTGAAGCTTGGCTCGTGATCCGTGAGGCTTCTTTATAGCCTATTCTTTCACGCCATCTGTTTAATGAATCTCGTTTTTCTTTACTTTGAGTTTTAGAAAGAATAGTTGTTACTGAGGGTACTTTTTTTTCAGCAACATTATAGACTCTGCCTGAGTCAAGATCACTTCGTGTGTAATCTTCGTAGTTGTATTTGTTGACAATAGAAAAATCGGTAATTGAAAAAGATTTATCTTTTCTTTTGAAACGCATAATATTTTCTATAATCCTCAGGTACAAATACAGGAATCCCACCTGACTTAGTGTAAATCAAATGTCCTTTTGAATCTACTAAAAAAAATTTGTCGTTTAAATATTCTGTCATTTTATCCATGTTATTAAACTATACCTTGTTCCTTTTACCATGGGCATTATACCATGAGGAAATAAAAAATTACTAGGAAAAACTACTGTATCACCTTTTTTTAATTCATAAATTTTATAAATATCTTTTGTATCTTGAGAAGTAAAGTAAAGTTCGCCTCCGACATAATCTTCGTTTAAATTAATTATCACGGATAAATTTCTCGGAGTTGTTAACGAATAATCAACATGAGGTTTATAATAATGTCCTTCAGGATATTTCAAAAGATTAACATCTAATATTTCACAATCAGCTATCATTTTAAATGTTTGAAAATATTTTTTTAAGACGGAACTTATATTGGAAAAAATTACTGACTTGTATAAGGTGTCTTGTTTGTTGTTTGCTAATCCGTAAACTAAAACTTCTCGTGATAAATCATCTTCAGGTTTAATTGTTTGTCCTTTATCTTTACAAACAATGTCAGCATACTTTTTTATATTATCACAAAAATCAGAACTAAATTTTTTTTCATGTATCTGAATAGCATCAAGAATCTTTTTCATCGGCATATAAATTATTAAATGTTGCTTCCCAATCCATATAGCTATCATGCTCTTCAGCACTGTGTGTCCATTGACTTGGTATGAAATCAGGTGCACCTTTTCCTGTGACCCACATAGCTGGTGAAGTAACTCTTACTCGATTATTAGGTAACGCAACTATGCATCCTTCCCAAGGACCATTTGTTAATCTTATGACATGTGACTGTTTATGTTGAGCTGCATCATCAGCAATCTCTGATCCTGTATAATCCACTGTAAAATAATATTTTCCTGTATAAAACTCACCATCTATTTTACATAGCCACGGACTAGAAGAGGTTCTATCAAATTTTATGACTTCAAAGTTTCGTGCTGAACAATCCCATGGTTGTGCCAAATGAGTCTGTATAGGGGGAGGGAAGTTATCAAGAGGCTCATCTGCCACAAGAGCAGTGATAGGCATTCTTGCCCACATTGCTCCACCATGAGGATTTTCAAGTCTATTCTCTTCATCTTCACAACCAGTGAATATAACTTGAAAGCTTAAACATCTATCAGGAATGCTTGTGATTGCTGTTGCTAAACCATGGATATATTCTCCATGATATTTTCTATGATTGTGTGTGAATTCTTTTCTAACCCAAACTTTAAAATAGGGTATGTTACTTATTAAATAAGACATACCCCATAATAATATCTAAGTAAGAATTGGCAAGTGAATTATACTTTTACTGCCTTCATGTTGTTTTGTTTTAATACTTTTTTAGCTTGTGCCAAAGTCATAGTTGGTTTGTTTGCTATGTCACCCCTTTTAGCTTTCATCATTTTAGCTCCACCTTTAGCGTAGCCTTTAGATTTCATCATTCGACCACCCATGGCTTTCATCATTTTAGCTCCACCTTTGGCATAGCCTTTAGATTTCATTTTCTTTTTCATAGTATCTCCTTATAAGAATTAATTAGTTAACTGTCCTCATTTTAATGGATTTTTACAAGGTAGTAAACCATTAGAACACTAAAAAGTTTTTGTGTATGGCTCTTAAAATCGGTCAATTTTTTCTATTTTGTATACAAAAAGTAATTAACAGCAAAGATCGTAATGATTGCAATTACTCCTAATACTAATCCACCATAAGATAAAAATTGAAGTAATTCTGCTCGTTCTCTTTGTTTTTTTGCTTTAGCTATTTGTCTATCTTTTCTTACTTTTGCTCGAATAGCTACAAATTCATTCCACATGTTTATGTTTCCATAAAGCATAAAGACTTCTCTTAACTGCTCTTCCATCTGATGAACTTTTTGAATTTTAAAAAAAGTATCTAAAGCTTCTTCATTAGAAGAAGTAAACCAACTTGCTTTTTGTTGTTTGTGTTCTTCTTCTACAGTTGTCATTTGATTGACAAACTTTATTATTTGTCCTGATACATCGGTCAATTGTTTACCGACCTCAACACCTGACTTGATCGCTCCAAAGGCTGCAGTGGCAATAGTTAATGGATCCATAATAGTTTTATATTATCCTATAATGATCGTAATTACTACTCTCTATAAAACCACCAAAGGATTTTTGTTCTATTTTTTTAATTGGTTTTTCAGTTTTGACATCTACTGAAACTGAACCATCATCAGTTAGATTTCTGTTTCTGAACCCTGAGTTGATTTCTTCGTTGAGTTCAAATCCGTATTCATCTCGGAATTTTGCATCGACATCATCGATTCTTGGTTGTAGTTCTTCGATGATATCGTATACTTTCCTGTATAAATCGGACTGTCCTTCTTTGCGTAACCTTTGTAAATAACCTTGCCCATTTTTATCCTTCTTCCAATTGTTTTCTAAATAGCCATTTTGACTACTAAAATATTCTACTTTAACATCGGTTGATTTGTCAAGTTTTTTTGAAAAGTTTTCAGTAGCTTGATTTATCAACCCTTGAAACTCTTTGTTATCAAATTTATTATTGTAATTTATAATTCTCACACCTTCAGGAGTGCTGATTGGATTATATTCTTTATTACCTGTAATTTTTGATATTTCCTTTGCATAGTCATCTATTTCGTCTATTGAAAAAGGTCTACCAATATTTAATTCAATACCATTAGAGTCTTTTTTTGTAGCACTATAAAAAGGTCTATGCCAAGCAACTGATTCTTGTTTCATTAAAATACCTCTTGCAACTGAGTAAGCCTCAATTAAATCTTCTTGTGATTTTTCAATTTTATTTATTTTTCCTGTTTTATATCCTTTAACTGCAACCACCTCAGTTTGTGTGCCTGGATTAACGATACCTTGATAGTAACCTGGTGCTTCAAAATCACCAGGAGACACCATACCTAATTTTTGTGCAATTAGGTCTCTCCCTTTATCATCAAGAAAAACTTTTGACAAGTCTGTATGATAAGCTGCCTTTATATTGGGAGTAGATTGCTCTAGTCCTTTAAGATGGTTTGTTGTATTATGGGGTATTGATTCCCAAGATATTTGTCCCAAATTATTTTTTAAAGCGTCAGCATAATCAAATCCAGCTTTTTGTATTTCTGCTTCTGTAGGTGTATAATCAAAAGATTCTTTAAACCAAAGTTTTAAATGTTCAGGTTTATTCTTGTAAACAACTTCTTGTTTACCTTTTGCGTTAGTTTTATATTCGATAAAACCTTTTTTTAGAGATTTTTCCATTGTTCTTTTTTTTACTTCAGGATTTTCTTGTCTTGCTTTTGCGTTTACCCATACTGAAGCTTGTGTCTGATGAGGCTTCCATCCTAATTCATCAGAAATTTTTTGAATTTCATTTGTTATAAATTTATATTGTTGAGGTGCAGGTCCTCCATCTTTGTCAAAACCAAAAGCTCTTACCATCCAAATATCTCCTGTAACAGGTCCTGCTCTTTCAGGGTCAATGTGAATCATTAGATTATTATAAAAATCATCTGTTTTTCTACCTTCCCATTTTTTTCCATCAAATAAATCTTGCAGTTTTTTTGACATAGCTTGTGGAAATCTACCAGTTTTAATAGGTTGTCCTGCTTTATGTTGTGCGTAAGCTTGTAAGGCGTAATCAAAATTTGTTTTTACAGGTGTTTGAGGTGATGTAATTGCAATCGCCTGAACAATTTTATCTGCTTCAGCTACATCTCCACCAACTGCATCAAGAATTTCTTTACCACTACTCTCATACCAATAACGACCTTTTGACCCCTCAATGGCTAAACCTTTTATTTTTCTTCTCAAAGATGCAAGTTTTTGTGGTGAGTCAATACCTTGAGGTGCTCCAATATATTGACCTGTCGTTCCTATTCTTGTTCTCTCTTTTACTTTTCTTGCACCTTGTTCCGTGGGCAGTGCAGCTATGCCTTTACCACCTCCTCTAGCAGTAATTTTGTCATAAACGAGATGACTTTTTCCTCTAACAGTTATTTCCCCAACAGGTTCTCCAAACTCTAATCTTCCTTTTACAGTAGGTCGTAATCTTGGTTCTGTAGCCTGTTTAGCATAACGGCTAAGTTCAACACCTTGAGGAAAATCAGTGTTTAATGTATAAAAGTGTTTACCTCCTGTTTCAACCGATATGATTGGAAATTTTCCATCAGGATTAGGCTCATAGCCTTCAGGAACTTTAGTCCACTTCCAACCTTTTTCTTTTTTAAATAAATTTGTTTTTATTTTTTTTGCACCTTTTTCTATTGAGTCAATTTCATTTTCATTTGTTTCAGTTATTGACATTTTAGCTTTGTCACCTTCACCTAATTTAGGCACTGATATTTGTGCTTGTGTTGGTTTTTGTCCTGTAATGTCTACATTTTCTCCTTTTGTAACATCAAGATATTTGCCACCTTTTTCAAAACCAACATCTTTTAAAAAAGGTTTAAAATCTTTGGTTGATGGGTCAAGCATTCTTTGTGGGACAGGAAAAACTTTTTTTACTAAAGATTTACCAACAGTTGACACTGTTTTACCACCTACGAAAATAGGTAATGCAAATGGTGCAAACGGAAATGCAGCGAGAGCAACATCACTAGCTCCACCTAAACCTTGCAAGCCACCAAATATACCTTGAACTGCTGCTTGTTTGTAATTACCTTCTTGAAAAGAGCGTTTTGCTTGTTGTAGATTAACCAACATACTCGGTTCATAACCACCCTCAACATCAGGGAATGCACCTACGACATCAGCAACTCCTGAACCAGGCAAAACCCCTACTCCTAATTGAGTTGCAAATTTTCCTATACCACTATCAGCACCTTCACCACCTTTAAGACCTGCTCTTCGTTCTCGTCTTTTCTGTATTGGTGTTTTATTGTTAAGAAGTTGTTCTTTGGTCTGTTGTCTAAGTTGTTGTTCTTTTGTAGAACCACCCATAAATGATGCAATACCTTGAGTCATCATTAACCTCCATACAACATGCTACCGACTAATGTAAGAATGATTGTTAATAATCCTCCAAGTAGCCAAAACAAAAGTTTGTCAATTTTACCATCAATTTTGTCTATATCTTGATGCATATGCTCTAAATGATTTTCTTTAATAGTTTTTACATCTCTCTTGACACCTTCAATGTGTCCGTAAAGAGAAATGATATGTTCTTTAGTTGTTTTCGGATTTACTTTAGACATTAGTTTTCCCCTGAGCTATGAGTTGTCCCATGGCGTCTTGAGGAAACAGTGCTCCAAATTGTTGTGCTTGTTGTAAGTTTGCAAGACCACCTTGTGGAGGCATAGGTGCTTGAGCCGTGGGCATTGGTGCAGGAGGCATAGCAGGCATTCCCATGTCTTTTGCTCCTTGAGCCATGGCTTGTTGTGCCTTGTCACTTTGTAACAATATATTTACATCTGGTGCTGTTGGACTTTTAGCAACTTTCATTGGTTGCATTTGTGCAACTTCTTTATTTTTTTCCTCGTCTACCATACTTTGTTGGTCAGGATTTGAAAAAAGTAATGCATCAATGTACTCTTGTACAGCCTCCTTGTATTCAGGATCAACATTTTTTTCTGCAAGACTGCCAACTAATCTGTTTACATGTCTCGTAATATTATTAGGGTTTTCAACAATGTCTTTACCTGAATCAAGCAACCAGTTAATAAACTTTTTATTTGTCATCAAAACTCGATTTGAGGCTGGCAAAAGATAAGCTGAACTTGCTAATCCGATAGCTTGTGTTGGACTAGCGAAGGCTAAAGGTACAGATGCACCAATTGGAGCATAAAGTGCCATTTGTCCAATTGCACTACCTGTGCCAGAAGGATTCTCGAAAGCGTTCATTTTTGCACTTTGTTGCATAATATCAACTAAGTCATCTAAATTTTCTCTTAGCTCCTTATCTTCAAAAACAATTTTTTTTGCAGACTTTGATAAGTTATTAAAGTTTTTTAAAAATGTACTAGGATTAAAAGCTTCTTCTGTGACATCTGAATCAGGTTTCATAAAACCCATTCTATCAATTATTGAAGCCGTCATATCTTTTCTACCTTGCTCATCAAGATTTTTATAAACTTTGGCTAATCTTTCTCCACTTTCCCTCGACCCTTGCATAGCAAAATTAAAAGCTTGATAATCAGGTTTTGTTTTATCTACAATAGGATTTAAAATTGGTTGAATATTTAAATTTTGATTTAGCCTTGTGTAGCGTTGTGCTTTGTTAAATGCTTTTTTTGCCTCATTACCTCCAGCATTTTCAAATAAATTTTGCATGTCCTCGAATAAAGCTTTATTTAAATTTTTAAGATATTTTATATTAGCTTTATTAACTCCTAATTTACCTGTATCACCACCTTTATCTATGGCTCTTAATATTTCAAGGTTATCAGTTCTATTTGATAAAAGTATTTTTGCAGACATACCTCCTTGTGACTCAACAGTTTTCAAATAATTTTTGCCTCTTGATATGATATCTTTTACTAATCTAGGTTCTAAACCCTCTGCAATTAATTCATCAATACTGTCTATATACTCTTTAACTTTGGGTAGTTGACTTTTAGCGTTCATATCTATTGATTCTGTGGCATCTTTGAAAAGTTTTGTTTGTTGTGTGTCAAATCTTTCTAATGCATTTGTAGCTTGTTGTTTTAACAAGGAGCCGATTGCACCTTTTTCTTTAACTGGTCTCCCATATTTCTGAGCAAGCTCAGTAGCAGTATTAGCTAAAGCAGTTTTAAACGCATCTACTTTTTTCATATAATCATCAACTGTAATTGGACTTTGTCTTAACTTTGTTGAAAAAAATCTTGCAGTGCCAGAATCAACAATTTGCCCTAGAGTTGGTATATCAATACCAAATTTTTTAGCTTTATTTAAAACCTCTTTACCTCTTTTTGCAATATCATCAGTCACACCTAATAGTTTTCTCACGCTACCTTTTACAGTAGGCACTCTTTTTATTACTTGTTGCATGATTTCTGGAGCTACAATATTAATACCAACCCTGTTAAAGGCATCGATAGTTTCTGTTGTAATTGATCCCCTCTCGGCATATTCTTTCGCCAAAATATCCATAGCTTTATCATAAATTTGACCTCCAAATTCTGCACCTAATCCGACACCAACTGCTGTTCCAACAGGACCTGTAGTTAAAGCTGCTGTCCCACCAAAAACACCACCAACTGTTTCAGCAAAAACTCTTCCTATTGATGCAATATCACCATTATCTAAACCTTTAGGATTATATAAAAATTGTGTCTCATTACCATTTTCGTCAACATCTGTGTAAATAAAATTATCCTCTCCATAACCATACTTATCAGCTAAAGTTTTTAATTTTTCGTTTTCAAAAAAACCTCTAGCGTCAGGATAATATTGTTTTAGAACCTCTAGTCGTTGTTCAGGTTTTTCCCTGTTACCTACTAAAGCTCTTATTTTAATAGGAGCACCTTGCTCAACATTCAATTTTACCTTTGAATTACCAAATTTTGAACCATTTGGAGAGGCTAATCTTCCTGATTGTAAAAAAGTTTTTGTCAATTTATTTGTTCTCCTTCATCTTCGTTTCCTTCAAGTTCAGCGTCTAAAAATAAAGGTAATGTTGAATAATCAAAAGCTTTAGGAGCTTGTTGTCCCTCAGACAATCTTTTTCTTCTTTGATTGTCAACCCTTCTAAATAATTGGTCATACTGTGAAGTAGGTGTTCTAGCTGCTTTTCTTAAAAGACTTTTTGCTACATCTAAAACAACGAAATCAGGGTTTCCAACTAAAGCTATTTTTGCGAGTTCTTGTTCAAACTCAGTCAAAACACCAGGACCAAACAATGCCAATCTAGATTGACCGATTAATCTTCTTAGAGAACCCTCTTGTTCTAATTTTGCTTTTTCAGCATCGTCTAACTGATCTTTTCTACCTGTAAAAATTTTAATTCTGGCTGTAAGAGCATTTAATTTACCCTCGAATGTTTCTCCACCTCTTTCTAGAACTTCGTACATATCGTTAAATGTCATGATAGTTTGCTTTTCTTTCTCCAACGCATCTTCCATTTTAAAAAATTGAGGTTCTGGTACTTTACCTCTTGCTCTATCATACTGACTTGCAGTAAATAAATTTGAAATTCTGCCTTGTTGTTGTAATTCATTATAAGGGACATTTTCACCATCTTTTACAACAAAAAATTTATCACCTACCATAATTAATGGGTAAGCATTATCGTTTGGTATCTCTTTGTTTACTTTTTTACCTTCTTGTTCAGCCTCTTCAAAATCACTAACAAATACAAAACCTCTAAAATCAGGTTTTTCTTTACCACCTTTATCAGGGTCAGGTATATCTCCAAAAGCGTTAGGATTTATTTTAAGTTGTTGTTGGATGACTGATTCAGGCACTTGTCTCTCTTCACCTTTTTTGTAAGTTATACCCTCAACTGTAAAGTCTTGTAAAATATCCACTTTTTTAAGTCCGTCTTTAGTTGTAGTCCCTTTGTCATAGGGTACAATCGCTGATGGGTCAACTTGTGATATTGCATTTATTTCCGATGCTGAGAGTTGAGCTCTTTGGTCTGGTTGAAATGTTTTACCATCAAGTGTAAAAGGTTTTGTAAATTGTATGTCTGATCTTTTTGCAACTTTTGTATCTAAACCTTTCGCTTCAAGCTGTTTTATAGCCATAATCTGTTGAGGAACCCTTGCTAAACCTCTTCCTGCTGCTTGTAAAAAACTTTGAAAATTACTTGCTCCCATTGGTGTTCGTGCATTTAATAATTCAGCAGCCATTGGCAATAAAAACATATTTAACTTTTCTTGATTTGTTAAAACTGGTTCTCTCTGCGTGCTCACAGTTGTTGTTACACTTGGTATTTGTTGGTCTTGTTGAGAGGCTACTGGCTCAACTCTTTCAATATCTTCTTCAGTTATTTCGTTTGCCGCTTTCACCTCTGATAGAGTATCAACCTTTATTGGTTCTCCTTCTAAAGGAGGTGCCTCTTGATTAGATGCTTTAGTAAACATTTGTCTGTTTAAAACAGGATCGTCTGAATTTAAATTATTAATACCACCTTCTGTTCTAGCCATTATTGTGTTCCTTTCCCACCCATATTACCTAACAGGTTGTAAGCTGCATATGCACCAATACCTGCTCCGACAGCCTGAGCAAACGGATTAGCACCTGGTGAAGTTGTTTGTGTTACCTGACTTGCTGCCGTTGGTAGTTGAGTCATAATACCTTTTTGAAATTCTATTCTTTGATAAGGCTCGTAAGCTCTTGCTAGTTCAGTCGCTCTTTGTGCCTCTAATGCTTTTTGTGCAATATCTCTTTGAATCTGACCTGCCTGTAAAGATTGTTGAACATCAGCCTGTTGCATTTGCTGTTCTCGTTGTGCTTGGTTAGCTAGTTGTGAACCAACATTTAAAGCTGTTTGTGTCTGAAATTGTTGCTGTTGTTGAGCTGCCTGTAAAGCCGTACCAAATCCTGCAGCTTGTGCTTGACCAACTTGAGCCAAACGAGCTCTTTCTTGTTCGCCTCTTTCTACACCTTCTCTACCACCACCAAACGCACCTGCACTAACAGCTTGTGCCGAAAGTTCGTTTCTTCTCATATCGGCTTGTCTATTTATTTCATCAATTACAAATCGTTGATAAGGGTTCATGAAGGCATCTATATCAGGTCCTGTGCTTGCTAACTGACTAGCTTGTAGTGTTGAACCAATACCACTTGTTAAAGTATTTCTGCCAACACCTGCTGTGCCAGCAATAGTAAATCCTTGTCTCTCTAACGGAGCAGGTCCTGCAACTTGATATTCAGGAACGGCAATTGGCTGTGTGGCTAAATCAATAGCTTCATCATATAAAGCTAACTTTCGAGATTCTACTTCAGGAGCTTCTCTTGATATTTGTGTTTGAACGGCAGGAGCTGCAGGAGCAGGAGCAGGAGCAGGTCCGCCACCCCCACCACCACCAAAGTAGCCTTTTAAACCTGTGGTTTTGTTAACACTACCTGAACCACCTAAATTATTTAAAAGTTGTGCTTCATAGTCATTAATGTGTGCAAGTTCTTTATCTTCACACTCACCTCTTTTTGCTATATCTTTATAAAGAACTTTGTAAAGCCAAATCTTTATTTTTATTGGTATAAATTTAAGTAGCCACTTCATAAAAAAATCCTGTTTGTTTAAATTTTAAGTTATTTTTTTTAATTGCTCTACCCCATCCTTTACGACCAATAATTTCTAAAGCTTTACAACCTTTTTGTTTTGCGTAATAAATAAAAAAGTTCTCTATTTTTTTTATATTTTTTATAACTTTACTACCTCCACAAAATAAAATACTTAAGACACTTTTTGCAGGATAGAAAGTTTTTTGAACTACATAAACAGCACAAATAGTTTTGTCTACGAGAACAAGAAACATTTCCATGTTTCCTGATAATAATAATTTGTGAGTGGATTCTAAAGTATGTCTTCCTTTAGACTGTTTAGTTGCTGATTCAATCCAATGTTCGACTTTTTTCCAAAACACATCCACGCACTCCACATCAATCTTTTTTATTTCCATCAGCTACAATATCATAAATTCTTTTTAATTGGTCTTGTTGGTTATAAAAAAATTGAGCTCCTTTTCTTCGCATATCTTTAAAATCTTTTGGACTAGCTCCTGACATAATACCTGCACCTAAAATAGCGTCAGCACGAGATACAAATTCTCCATCAGCTAATTGAGCTAACATTGTATCTTCGTCTTTATCGCCATTGCCTGAACCATCTTCTACATAACCCTCGGCTCTAATATAATTATTAAGATCATTTTCATCATGATCCATTTTACTTGGTAAATAATTAATACCACCATTTTTAAATCTTACTATTTCAGCTAAACCACCTTCTTTTGCTCTGTACATATCAGGTTGATTAAAATCATAAACTGATGCTTCTTGCACTTGTTGTTGCTCTGGTGGAGAATAATACTGTCCTGATACATAACCAGGTTGTGAGTAATCAAATCTATCACCTAATCCTTCTGCTTGTTCATCGGCTTTAGATTGAGAAAGAGCGTATTGTTCAGGACTGAAAGGCTGTCCTGATTGCATACCTGACTCTGCAAATTTTTGTTGAGGTGCAAATGCAGCAGCTCCAATTGAACCTGCCGTTATACCACCACCAATCATTGCAGCATTAGATAAACCCTCAGCACCTCCAAGAAAAGATCCTGCTCCTCCAAATGCTTGAAGTCCATAACCTCCTAATGCACCAAGTCCACCTGCTAGTAAAGCTCTACCTGTCGATGCTCCCTGTGCTTTTGCAAGTGCAAAACTACCTACACCTGCAACTACTGGTATCCAAAAAGCAGGTCCTAAATATTGAGGTAAACCAGTTTTATGGTTTTTACTGCCTACACCACCAATTGTTTTTAAAAAGTAAGCTTCACCTTTTGATAAAAAACGAAGTTGAGTGTCACCCCAATTACCTTTGTTTGCTATATCTTTATCAAGAATATTTAATAGCCATTTTTTCAAGACTTTGGGAAAAAGTCCTAAAATGAATTTTAACATGTTATCTCCAATTTTCTAAACTTCATTTTACTCTGATTTGCTAGTCTTTTCAACTCCCTCATCAGTCATTTCATCATAAAGTCTACCTGTGTACTGAAATTCACCGACATGAGTTATATAACTCATAATATAACAGTAAAGTTTACCACCAATTTCTGACCATAATCTGCAAAAAGCAAAGTCTTCACCAAGGTATCTTTTTGTTTTAGGATCATAATAAGTGTCAAAAAAATTATAAAAATGAGGTCTGTCCATATACTTACCATCAATTGTAGTTTTCTGAATTATTTCTCTATCAGGATAAGCTTCAATTAGTTTACTAAACACATCTCTTTTAATAAGCATGCATCCTGTGGGACAATGTGTAGCTTCTATAACACCTTTAGTTACTTTAATATCAGTGTTGTCATCTTTTATTAATAAGGGATATTGAAGCATATGATGTTGACATTGCTCAGGGTCAGTAATAACTCCACTGTTGATTTTTTTAATTAGAGTATCCCATTGAGTAGTTTTCATAGGATAAGGTATTGAAATAATATCTTTATCTAGTTCAATTAATCTAAAAATTGCATGAGGGTCAAAAGCAATATCTGAATCAACAAATAACATATGAGTAAAATCGGTATTTAAAAAATAACTTACACAAAGGTTTCTACCTTGAGTGATTAAAGAAGACTTCATCATTTGAAACATAACTCGCATATTGCGTTTCATACATTCTTTTTGTAACTCAAGCATCGTTTGGGCATAGTGCATAGACACATCACTATGCACAGGAGTAGCTACAAACAAACTTACAGGGCGTTCATTTTTAAGCCAAATTGGTTTATTGTTTTGCATCAAGTATGCCTGTTAGAAAATTAGTCCATTCTAAAGCTTTTTTATCCCAAGAGTAAAATCGTTTTACATATTTTTGTTGTTCGTCTAAATGTTCTTGGATTATTGGTTCGTGGAGCGTGTCTCGGCATATTTTAATACCCTCTGCAAATTGATGTGCCAAGTTTACTAAATTAGTTTCATAGTTTACATAAACAGGAAACTCGGCTCCTGTTTCATATAAAGCTCCATAGTTAGTGACTATAGAATATAATCCTGCAGCCATTGACTCAAGTAAAGATATACAAGATGTTTCTTCCCAAATACTTGGATAAGGAAACATATGATAATAAGGCAATTTGCTTAAAATAAATTCATTAGGTCTATAGCCTAGATAATTTACATTCGGTAAAGTTTTTGCTTGATCGTATAAATCTTGATAATGTTCATCATTATCTTTTTCAAAATCTTTACCATAAATTTTACAACTACTATACACATCTAATTCAATATTCTCGCCTTCAAGTAATTGCATAGTGGCTAATAAAACATTTAAACCACGCCAAGGTGTTGGATGAAATATCATTCGTAATGTATCACCTTTTTTATAAGCTCGTCTTTTAGGAAAGTTTGTTACACCATTTTTTATGACATGACATCTGTCAGTTGGTAAATCATAAAGATCTCTATATTTTTCATAATTCCAACTAGAGTTAAAAACATACCAATCATATTTAGTGTGATTAGATTTATCTTTAAACCACGGAGCTATGTTGGGTTGATTTGGAGCATTTTTTTGCCATAAAATATTTATTTTGTCTTTAGATAAAGATATTTTCTCTGGCACGGATGTGCAGATATTTACAGTCTCCAATAATTTTTTGTCTACAAATTTACTTAAAAAATTATGCTGTAATTCAGTCCCACCTAATGGTGTCAATTTGTTTCTCCATCCATTGGTAACTCAGGGACGATAATATTAACATCCCTCTGTATGTCACTTTCGTTTGTATCAGTGGATGCATCTTGGATGTCTTTTTGTGCTTCATCTTCATCTTTATAAACTTTACCAGTTTTTTTGTTTTTGATGTTAATTTCTGATTTGCAATGTATTATGTCCATATTCTTAAATACCAATATTTTTTAATAATTGCAAATAAATTATCCGTTTTCTTGTGAGCGATCAAGCAGTGCGTATGACACTATGCCCTGTATTTCATTTGCAGTGCCTGCTGTCATTTTTAAAATATCGCCCTCTTCTAAAACAAGAGTTTGCGATATAATTTGTCGTGTTGTATTTGCTGTAATAGCAGCATTGTCAATTCTAAATGTTGCTGACGCACTTGTGTCTGTAACTTGTGTTGCTAAATTTACTGCACCTGTTGAACCATTGTGTGCTTGTATTTGTTTAACTAAACAACGACCATTAGCTGGTGCTGTCAAAACACTTGTTGTGCCTGTGGTTGTTAGTGAAAAACCTTGATTTTTATATTGTATTGTCATTAGCTCATAAAGAAGTTAAAGGCATCTTGTTCATTTTTTAAATCATTTTGATAAGAAAAGTTCAATTGATTTACTAATGTTTCAATACCATAAGTTATTTGTCTTTGGTTCTGTACTACATAATCCTCATTAAGTTCAGGAACAAGTATATTTATTTTAGCCAATTTTTCTCTCTCTTTTCAAAGCTTCTTTAGCTTTTTTTGCAATACTAACCACTTGAATTTTACCCATTACTTTTGCTCGTTGTTCCATAACAGTGAGTATTTGTATTTTTCGTGCATAGGGTTTTTTAATTTTTTTTACTTTAGCAACAGTTTTTCTTGCATCAGTAGGTGTAGCAAATTTTATTCTGACTGTATCTTTAGGGTTCTCATCAGTGTAAAGTCTTCGGTCACTACCTTTAGGTTTTTTTCCTGTACCCACCTTTGGGTCTTCTTTTGCCATTATCTTCTTCCATCAGGTTGGACATCAGCTCTGAATGCACCAAATCTCCAAGATTCATCAGTTGATGTGTTTTCTATTTTTAATGATGCTAACCTACCTCTTGCTCTTGTGTCAACCTTTTTTGTGGTTGATGTAACAGTAAATGGTCCGAGAGGGGATGAGGCTTCTGTTTCTGATGGAAAGTCTTTAAGATTTATTGTAACACGAGCATTACCATCAAGTTTACCAAAGTCAGGAATAAATCTTCTTATCTTTACAAAGAACTCACCTGCACTACCTTCCATAGGCATTTCAAAATCACCTGATTCAATAAATGCATTTATTGATGTTTTATTACCTAAGACATCTAGTTGATTATTACCTGTTTCATGTTTGTACAATGTAGCTGCACCAAATTCATTTGTGATACCATTAATAGATACAGAAGGAAGACCAGAGGCACTATACTCTGTTGCATATGGATTATCTAACACATACTTGTCACTGTAAGCAGTTCTGGCTAAAGAACTTGTTGTCCATAAACCTTCTCTATAATTTAAAGTAACACACCTATCTATGGTTGTGGAACCATCTTTACAATAGAACCAATTTATTTCTGTAAACAAAGTATTATATCCTGCAAAGACTTGTTCACTTTGACCAAAATTAAAACCTAAATCATCTGAAGTTTGAGTTGTAAATACAAAATCCTCAACAGAACAGGTAAGTTTTTTTACTGAACCACCATCATAAGCATAAAAACCACCAGACTTACCCATCCAATACATAATACCATCTACATGCACTAATGAATGTTGTGACATAGCTCCACAGTTTGAACCTACTTGTCTAATTGAAAAAGTGAACGGAGGACCAACAAACTGCATAATATAAGCAGAGGTATCTGTAACAACAAAAATATAATCTTTACCTCTTGCACCACTAACTATTTTTGAACCACTATCTAATTGAAATGTTCCTGCTGTATTTGTAGATACAGGTGCGTAATCTGTTCTATCCTCTTGATTCGAAAAACGAATAAACATTTTATCTTGAGTATTAATAGAACCAATAGTTGTTTCTGTTCCTAAATGAATTAAATGTCTGTCTGTATCAGATACGATTGTCATAACACTAGCTGTGGGATTTGTGGTAACAGCAGTGGCTCTTGTGGTTACACCACTTGTTGGGTTCCATTCAAATGTGCCACCATTTTTAATCGTAGCTATTAATATTGTTCCATAGTTATCTAATGACCAATTTGCTGGTTCAAGACTTGTGGCAGAAGCGGCTGTAGCAGATCCCCAACCATTAGATCCACCCCATACACCTGTACCCCAACCAAAACCAAGTGTCTGTGTAGCTGAACCAACAGGAAAATAAGATTGCACTGAACCTGATCCTGCTGCTGTCATACCAGAACCAGATTCATTTGAGGGCATAGTTATTGTGAAACTGTTTGTAGCTGCTGTAATAATCTGAAAAGGATTGTCAGTAAAATTAGCAGCTGTAAATCCTGTACCACTACCAGGCATCGTCACAGATGAAAACACAACATACTCACCTGCTGATAAATTATGAGAAGTTTTATTTACTGTGACTGTTGCAGAGCCGTTTGTAGAAGTAAAGGTTAAACCTGTGATAGCAGTTTCAAGTGGACTAATATCATATATGCCACCACCATAAAATAAAAACAAACCTTTACTTGTACCAATTGCAATATACTCTGTTCCATCTTTGTCAGTCCAAATGTGTGTTGCTCTTGCCACACCTGGTAAAGTTGTTGATACTGCTTGTTGCCAGCCACCAATTTTTTCAGGTTCGCCATAACGAAAACGAACAAAATCACCATCTGTCCATTGATTAGATGCCTCACTCTTTGTTATTTGTTTATTAAAACCACCCTTAAAAGGTATACGAATTAAAGGCATGTCACCTCGCAGTCACAGGGTTTGTTCCGTCCCCAACAAATGGATGTTCAGCAAATGCTATGTAGATGTAAGTGCTACCACTACCATTAAAACCAGTATCAGTATTTTTTTGTTTAAATCCATTGCTTAATATATCTAAAGATGTAAAAGTAGATTCAGCACTTGTTAAATTTGCACTTAAAAGTTTATCAACTGGATTAAAAGTGTTTCGTTTTATATCAGTGATAATCCAGCCACCAGTGGAATTTGTTTGTTTTATCATTATCCAAGCTGGTCGAAATCCTGTATAAATAAATGGTCCATCTGTACTGCCATTGCCAATATATTTTCCAAATTTACTAAAACCATCTACTCCGTGCCAACAGTAGGCAAGGTAACGAACACTACTAGAATTTGTTCTAGCATTTGTTCCTACACTTAAAACTGAAGAGGTAGGTGCAGTTGAATTAAAATCTGAAGGTGTACTTGCTTCTGCATTTGTATTATTTAAAGCCAATATATATGCGGCACTTGTAAGATTTTTATGATAAACAGGCCAACCTTCATTTCCATCATCTAAATTTTTAAATAGCATCCATTCTGGTGCTGAAGATAATCCATGTCCAACTGTTGCATTACTACCACTTCCAGTATATGTTACAATACTAAATCCAGCCGTAGTGTTTGCTTGGACAGTTGAGGTAATTGAACCATTAGAATTACTTGCAGTGGTTCCTGCGTTAGCCACCCAATTCCAGCCTACAACAGAGTCACCAGAGCCATTAATAGAACTATTATCTCCTACTGCATAGCCTCCTTTTAAAAATTTATATAAGGCATCAGTTCTTGTAGATTCTGCGTTAGTGGAACTTGACATTATAAGTTTACCTGCACCTCTACTTGAATCATAAATTTGATGATTAGAGGATGCAGTTCTTTCTTTAATCCACACAAATCCACTCACCCCTTTTGCAGTCTCTGGCAAGTTGTCCTGTTGTAAAGCCACAAAGCCAGTTGGTGGGGTGTAGGTGAAAGACTTTTGACCAAAGTTTCCCTCTAAAATAAAATTTTGATAAACAACAAAAGATATATAAAATTCACTTGCTTTTGAACCTATATCAAAAAATGAATTTGTTCCATTAGATGGGTCGCCACTTAATACCCAAGTATTATTAATAGCAAACCATATTTTACCTTGTTTAATAGCAACACCAATAATGTCATTTGAGGCATGAGAAACACCTGTGGTAACATCAGTTGAAGCACCAAGAACTCTCCAATATTGGTTTGAACCACCAGCACCTCTAGATGCTAATCCATAAAAATTTGAACCACCATAAGCAACAGCACTTAATGCTGTATTAGATGGCTGTAAACCAACAGCAACATTGTCTGTATTACTAGCATCTGCATTTTTTGCTTCAAAATAGTACCCATTACTATCATTGACATTAATTAAAAAAGTAACTCTTCTTGCACCATATACACCACTACCTGTTCCAGTTATTTTTAAATTACCTTCAGATAAAGTCGCAGTTCCAGAAGTAGGGTTAGCTGCTAATGTCGCATGATTCTGTGTTGGACTATCGGTGGTCTGGTCACTAGCTACAAGGTTTGAAACACTAAAATCATTCGTGTTACCACTAGTATCATCTCCAAAATTACTGGTTGATCCAAACTGTAATCTGAATCCATTGGTTCCGTAGGTAATACCTGTTAATGCTTTTGGGATCCAGCGTCCTGTGCTTGTGTCGGTGATGCCAAAGGTTGATGGTAAAACAACACTTCCATCAATATTATTAACCTCTGCCATACATCCATCAAAGTTTTGTGTTGTAAATATTGAAGTACCTATTTCGTGTTCTGTTGTACCCATCCAAAAATTATTTGCATAGTTTAGTGATGGATAACTTTCTGTTGCAAAACTTGTAACTCTATCTCCATCAATATAGATTCTTGCCCTGTCTGCTTCAGTAGAGTTCGTGGTGTCAGATACAAATAATAAGTGGTACCATTTACTTCTATCCTCAAGTGTTCTATTGGTTTGTAATCTCCAAGCATAAGAACCACTAACATAATTATAAAATTCTAAACTGTTGTCACCAGTAGAACTC